CGCCGGCAAAATGAACAAGGAAATCTCCCTGTTCCCATAGGCGCTCACCAGGATATCCCATTAGATACGCATTAAACCGATAGTGCTCACCTGTAACTTCCAGATGAGCCTTATCACTTTCATGTTCCTCAAAGAGCTTACACATAGCAGCGTTCTCCCACCAAATATGGTAGAGGACATCGGTCTGCTTATAGGTTCGCTCTAGAAAATCAATAGCCCAGTCACAAGGACGGAAAATTATATTACCTGCATTTAAGTGATGGCAAGAATCAAATGTCATTAATAGGTCCTTATTGGCAGGAAATAATGGAAGAATAGCATCTTCAATTCGAGTCTCCATATTTGTAATAAGGACATCTGCATCACTCATCCAGATATAGTCATATTTGCCACTAGCCTTCGCTAGGCGCATATGATGAATTAGAAAAGGCACCTTTGACCAAGAAAAGGGGCGGTCACGGTCCCACCACTCTTCGCCTCCAAGAATATAATCATATCCATGCTTCTTCATATACGCTTCCTTACTCTCAAGGCATGCCTCAAGCTTCTTGCGATAGTCAGCACCAATACAAAGTGTCAATACAAGAATACGCGAAGGCTTCTGCTCTACCATTTTATAAATATATAATTATCATATTTAGGCCTTTAGACTAATTTAGAACAAAAGGAGGCCACCATATTGAAATATCTGGATAACCCTGAAGATTTGGCATATCAATTTCTGGATTAGGTATTGGATCTGGATTAGGTATAACATCTGAATCATAGTCTTTTCTTATATAAGTACATTCATAAACATTAGGAACTCCATTAGGTCCCATACCACCTGCATTATTACCATGAAAATGTACAAGCCAATGAGTTTTATTTAATCTTGATGGTATGGTTACTTGAAATGGGCTATGAAATTCGATAACAAGTTGGCTAATTTTTGATAATTGATCATCGCTTATTGAAGTAAATAGCGCATCTTCCCATCCTTCAATATCCATTTTCATGAAAATCTTATTATATTTTTCAAAATATTCCTGTAAATTTGAATGAGTATCACTATTTGTATCTCCAAGATTTTTTCTATAGAACTGTATTTTTGGATGTGCGCCAGAAGGGAGTTCAGATATAGTTCCATCGTAAGCAACACAATCTAAATCAGGATATTTTTCTAAGAATGTATTTTCAAATGATATATCAGTTTCAATACCACCAGATATAAATAAATCATATTTTATGTTAGGAATATCACAAATAATATATCCACCATCATAATCTTTACCAACGCGGACTTTTTTATGACTAGATTTATATACTTCTAGATGTGATAGATCCATTTATATATGCCACTCAACTTTATGCTTTAACCTTACAATAATTGTTCCGCAAAAAATTGTTAAGCTGCTTTGCAGCCAAACTATTTATCGCTTCCATCAGAGGCAGAGCCTCTAGAAAAAATTGTTCCACAGCGAAGCTGCTTAACTATTTTTTAATCTCGGAGAGATTAAAAAATTGTCTAGATATCTTGCGAAGCAAGATATCTGATTATTTATCGCTTCCGCGAAAAATTGAAACCCCCCTCCTTCCAACAAAACAGTCACAAAGAATGCCACCATTTACATATACTCGTAATGAAAATGGTGATTTTGTTTGCCAGCACTGTCATGTGATCAAACCTAAGCAAAATACAATGCACTATCATCTCAAAAAACATGCAGGGGATCTCCCTCATAAATGTAAGCATTGTGACCAGAAATTCTCTCAGCTACGATATCTAGAACTTCATATTGCGGCTCGTCATCCTGAAACAGACCTCGCAAAAAATGCAGAGATGTTTTCCTGCCCTCACAAGGGCTGCGAGTATTCATCACTAACCAAAGCAAATCGTAGGATCCATTATTTCCGTGTTCATATGAAGGATATTATTGATAAAAATGTAACAAAGCTTGATGATGGCAAAGAATATACTTGTAAGTGCTGCGAGAAGACCCTCAAAAGTCAGACCGCATTATATTATCATATTGGCGACTGCCTTCAGCTTCCAGCCACGGATAAACGCACAGCCGATCTAAGAATTATTGTTTAGAGTCTATAATCTAAATCTTTACGATTTAGACGAGCCGCCTACATCTTCCGCAAGCTCCTTGAGATGGTAACCAAGCGCTGCAAAGGTCAATAGGAATAACCCCTCATAGGCTGCACGCGGCGCCTCTTTTTGCTTGACACCAATATAAATTAAAAGAGGACCAACTATAAGGGCGTGTATAAGATTCACCCACCAATAATTGGATCCACCCATATAACGAACAACTGCCTTATATCCATGATATACTACTAACACAATACCAAGTGCAATAAGACTATAGAATACTGCTGTAGGCATAGAAGACCGCGTAAGAGCCACATATAAAAAGAATGGAACTACTGCAAATAAATGGAAAGCGTGTAAAACAAACATAGACATCTTTTATTATATATTATATATAATATTTTATACATTTTCATCTCGCACAGTAACCGGTTCAAATATCTGTTTATTAGATGTATCCATCATATTTTTTGTATAACGAAACGCTGTAGGAGATAGCGTTGTAGGCTCAGGCTCCTCTACAATGCTAGGTAAGCTTCGCGATGACATCGGATTCTCAGATGCATATTTACCTTGATCGCCCATATAAATAATATTTCGCATAGATAATGGCTTCTGTGTCTTCTTATTATTTTTATGGGCTACATAATATGCTCCAATAATTATGAATGATGCAATAACACCGAAACCTACACCAAAGCCAATCATTCCATAGTTAGGTCCACTTGACACATCTGCTTGCGGATTAATAGGCATTACAATATAATGAATTGTAGAAGTTGGTGTAGTTGTAAGAGTTCCTTCCGATGTTTGACTAATAGTTGACACAGATGTCTTGCTACTAGTCGGCATAGATGAGACTGTCATTGTACTAGATATTGACAAGCTAGGAGTATCTGTCTCAATTGGACTATGACTGCTGCTCTCTGTAGAAGTTACACTTCGTGATGGAGAAGGAGGCATAGATTTAGAGCTAGTCTCCATACCAGTAACACTCATTGTAGGGGTTTGGGTCACAGTGTGCGAAGAAGAATCAGAAAATGTCTGAGAGTCTGATGGAGTTTGGGTGACAGATGAAGATACACTTGGCATCATGGAGGCTGTGCCAGTGCTTGTATCAGAAGGCTGTATACCTATTGATATACTTGCAGTAGGTGAGTGCGTAACAGAGCCTGACATAGTAGGTGTCCGCGAGCCACGAGGTGTGCCAGATGCGGATGTAGCAGTTGTCGCTGTCGCTATATTTGTGCCAGTTGATACAATTGTGATAGTTGATACACTCGGAGGAGTTGCACCGCCATACCACCAGCGCAAACCAGACGACGCGGTAGTGGTCGAACCATAGTTGCCAACAACAGCCCACACATAGCGAGAGCTCACATTAATGCTTATTCTGCTCGCAACGCTATCACTAGGGCATAGTGCAGCGCCCATATCATCATTTGCAGTAAGGCATCCAAATGAAGCAGAAGAGCTAGCGCAACCAGTCCCCACATATAACACAGTGTCGCCCACAGCTGTAAGGCATGTATCTACTGTAAGGTGAGCCCCAAGAACTGTATCGGCCCCTAGATCAATCATAAATGCCAGCTTCGCACCAGATGACACACCAGAGCCACTCGCGCAAGTGGGGGACACTCCTCCAAGAACTGCTGTACTGCCAACAGTAGAAATCACATAAGATGGTGTCACACCAGATACACCTGTAAGGACAGTGAAAGGAATGGAGCAGCTTGTAGGAGTAGAAGTAGGACTTATATTTGTTAATTCATTAAGACGGAGAGAAACCACATAATTTACGCTTGTAGCACTTGTTACAATAACACTCTTGAATGTAACAACCCCAGTTCCAGCAGGCGGAGATAGCCATGTAAATCTAGCCAGATCTTTATTATTATTGTTTACATGTGTTAACCCATTGGAACATTGTAACATACGCCGGACATTTATATCAGATGGGCTAATTGTCAAGTTTCCAGCACCAGAATATGCAGCGGAAATAGTAGCAAAATTTCCATTCATGTTGCCGCGACCCACATTAAATAGAAATCCCTTGAAACTAGTGCCATTTGTTGATTGAAGTCTCATATTATAAGAAGTATTAGGTATATAAGAGCGTGTAGGAATATTGTTGCTATCAACTATATTGATAGCGAAAGGTAATAATTGGGTGGTACCACCAGCAGACATACATGTATTTGGACTGCATCCAGGAGCCCATGAACCGTGTTGTGGCGCAGATTCACAAGTATCGACCCCAATTGGATAACCTGATATAAAAGCGGCAAATGCTAAAGCTGAAGTTAGAAAGCGTAAGAACATCCTAATTAAGTAACTACATTTCTTTTTATATAAGTGCGCATCAATTTTTCTAAATTACAAATTTTTCTAAAGTAATCGCAATAAACTCTCTGCGTGTTCTAGTGCGCCTTCCATCCATGCCTGGCGCAATGAGAAACTTTCTCCACAAATCCAGACTGGTTTTCCAGGAAAAGGTGTATGAGCTGCAATAGATGCCTCCTCAACATCGTAATCTCCAGGAAGCCAATAGGAACAACCACTCTTCCATGGATGAGCCTTAAAGAAAATAGGATCAGGCAGCGAATCTTTTCCGAGAAGTCTTCGTAATTCTTCCATAATAAGATCACGAAGCTCAACTTCTTCTTTTTCCATTAATTTTTCGGCATAGGCCCCATCTGTATAGGAAATCATCGCAACTGACTCACTCATAGGTATAAAATATCTAATTGGCGAATCTGTTACAAACCGAGGCACCCCTTTGAATGGCGACCCTTTAAAAACTGCATAGACACGGAGCAGGGGTCGCATAGTAACTCGTTTCAATAGCTCCCATCCGCGAATAGCAGGAAGTTCCAAGAGAGCATCATAATGAAGTGCTAAGATTATCCCCTTTTTAGCCACAATCTTAGAAGAATCCTTCAAGATAACAGTATTCTCATCAACAGCCAAATCAACTACACGCGCACCAGTCTGTATAATCCCTCCAGCTCTCTTGAAATCAGCGACCATCCCATCCACTAAAGCGGATAATCCCTCTTTACAGACACCGAATCCTTCACGAGACCCCATCTCTTCTTTGAAGACATCCAAAGCAATATCTGCTCGCAGAGTATCGACCTCCGAATTATAACCAAACTCACGGAGAAACTCGACCCTCTTTTGACGACCAACTACTAAATCTAGAACCTCCGAGAGTGTATGCTTCTTTAGAATATCTTCATCGCAGTCGTGAAGAATCCCCTGAATCATTGGCAAGAATGTAGACTCAAAGATATTTGCTCTTGGTTCTCCTTTTTCCTTCCCGCCTTCAATAAATCCACTAACACCACCTATAGGGAAGAAAGTAAGATTATAGCGCTTCATATATTTCATAACAAGTGGATGCATATCCTTGTGTATTCTC